AGATTTTTCAGTCAGCCCCTCCAGTAGGGAAAAGGCTTGGGTTTTAGAGATTGTCATAGTGAGTTGAGTAAAGATTCAATTGTTTCCATTTCTTCAGGGGTAGCCTTCTTGCAATCTTCCCACTTCGGGAGCTTCATGCCTTTGTACTGCTTCTTCTGTTTACGGAGTGCGTCAGTAAGTTTCATTGTAGCCGTCGGGTAAAAGTTCTTTTTGATCGTTCTTCATTTTCCAGAGGATGCTGTGGACTTTTTCAAGCTCCTTAATCTCTTTATAGAAAAACTCATCCTCGTCATCCATTTCTTTCAAGTCTCTTATGTAAAGCCCGAGACGGTGTGCAGCCTGTTTCAGACCGTGGAATTTCCCGCATTCATAGTTGTCTCCCTCAAAGAATTCAGGACAACAATCTTCGCATAGTTGTTTTTCTTTACATCTACAGTCATTCATAAGTGTAAGTGGTTTAAGCTATGGGGTTAGATTTAAAGAAGTCCTCCGCTACCCGAAAAGATAGATTTCCTATAACGATTAGCCTGCCATCGTCCAAAATTACAGAGCATAGTGAACTTTTGTAATTATTCACCTCAATGTGAATCAGCACGCCCTTTTGCCCCTGACGATATAGTGGAATATTGCCGCCGTCGGGACTATACGTGCTAGACATTATTATTGGTATGTTCATCGTTCAGGGTTTGTTAGGAAGGGGCAAAGTTGTTCTTGATATTGTAAGTAAACTTCGTGAGCCTCAATAGGCGTGTCATAGAAGCCAAGGCAAAAATCTTTCCCCTCGAAGCCTAGCGATGCCCTCCAGCCTTTATGCCATTTATCCCAAGAAACGCCTTTATAGCCCGATGTGTTATTGATACGCTTCCGTTGGTTTTGCATGTTCTGCCAGTGAGTACAGATACGCAGGTTCTCTTTACGGTTGTCGAGTCCATCCCCGTTTATATGGTCTGTAGACATGCCATGAGGTGTGCCAATTATGACTCTATGCATTGCTATCGTAGCAGTTTTCCCAGTTTCTCTAGAGTAGGCACGACGCACTGCGTAAAACGTCCGTCCACCAGGTCTGGCATTCCACTGGTATTCCTTCAGACGGTCAAAGTCTTCGTCGTCTACTATCGCCACTCTTCCACGAGATAGTTCGATTGTCTTCATGCTTTTGGTGGTAAAAATTTAGCACGAAGGTCAGTTGCCCACCAAGTGGCTTCAGAGCTATGGAGAGAATCAAGATATTCAATCACTTCCTCCGTTCTCCTGCGCTCCGCTGCTTCGATTTCTCGTTGGAGAAAAGAAAGAACTTTATCTTCGTCCAAACGCTCCCCTCCACAATTTCCACAACACTCATCAGCCCCATCACAGCCGTTGTCGTACTCCGTCAATCCTGCCGATTGCACCCTCTTCCTTAGTTCTTCATTGTTCGTCATTTTGGGTGGGGTAAACTGGCATTTGGAGGTTATTTACTACGGCCACAACAGCAGAAACGTCCAGGCCTACAACACATTGTTCGTAAACCCCTTCGGTCTTGTTATTATAGGTTGAGCCGTCTTGTGGCAAAACCTTGACGATCGTGATTTTGTAAGTTTCCATATTTTCAAAATTTTAATTAGCGAGTAAAAGTGGAATTGAATAGAATGCAAGTACGAACAGGAATATAGCCCAATCAGGAAGCTTTTGGAGTGGTTTAGTGATGAGGTCAAAGAAGAGGTCTAGCATAATTTAATTGTTAGGGCCGTCTAATTGATCGTCGCACTTGGGGCAAACCCAAACACTCCCCGCATCAAGACCGTCAAATGTGTTACACTGTTCTTTTTGATAGTCGTGTTCACAAAGCAACTCATCCCATTCAGCAGCACGCTGTTCTTTCTCCTGGGCAAGCTCAAGGGAGCATTCTTTGTAATGACTAGCTAGGCGATTAAGCCCTGTGATTATGTCGTTTAGTGTGTGCATGAGTATTGGTTAAAGTAACTTCATCATACGCTGGCATTAAGAACAATACAATAGCATTTATTCAGTATAAGTTGACTAGATGAGCACTTGTTTTGTCAGTCAAGTTTGAATTGAATCAGCCCATCTAGTCCCTGTGGCCTGACACCACCTACCCGAAAGTAGGATTGTTCAGTGAGTCATCTGCCTGTGACTTTACGCATACCTATCAGGATAGTATTTGCAACCTGGTTTTGACGTTTCAGGAGGTGTTTAAACTATACCTTATTCTATCAAAATTCCAAGTTCATAATGCCTTCCCTGTTCATCCTCATAATACCAGTAATTATCTCCGCTTGTGTTTGGGGTCATTGATCTAGAGACTTCCATAAGTGAGTGTAAATTTATCATAGCTATTTGCTCTTAAGTCATGGCCATAAAATTTAGTCCCTCCAATATAGAGTTTATAACACTGATCGAGTTGCCAGTAAGGGTCGGTAAAGAATTTTGGATCGCTCACGATTTCTGGATGATAATATGAGTGAATTTGGCAAAATCCATAACTTGGCTCGCCATTTGTAGCCTGTCTATCAGGTGTCCAGAGTCCATTCTCTTGGTTGAGAGTAGCAAGGAATTCGAGATCGTTATTTGAGATTTTTGAGGCATATTTTACGTATTGGTTCTGGTCTTCGCCAACGTCCTTCTTGATGTAAACTTGGGTGCTTTGGGCTTCAACGGTCGGTACTATGGATGTTTTTACTGAGGTTTCACCCGCCTCGCTCAAAAAGAACAGTCCTTGGCTTGTCTCATTCCTTCTTCCAAGCGATTTAGCTCATCTTCCATATACGAGGGTGTATCTGACCACTTGGCTTGAGCCAATAGGAACCAATTTAAACAGAACGCCTCCTTCTTCGCCTTTTCGGTTTGGATGGCTAAATCATAGGCTAGTTTAGCGATTTCGAGCTCTGACGCTGAAGTTTTCCATTCACCTTGAGCCATATCGTAAAGCGAGGAGTACATTTGTGTCTTGTCACTGTACTCAAATACTGATGGGTCTTGTTTTGGCGTAGGAGTGGGGAGAAAGTTTCCGAACATCGCCATGACCATCAGGACGGCAAGAATAATTGGTAAAGCGATTCTAAGTGTGTTTTTGGTTTTCATATTAAAAGAGGTTGTAAATAAAGACTGCGACTCCGACCGTGATTATTTCGATTAGAGTGACGGCCATGATAAGTTGAGTGTAAGGGTGCATATGTTTTTGTTATGGATGGATGATGGTTCGACCAACGCATCACATAACTATATCATACATTAACCTAACTTACAAGAGCCGTATATTTAGCTATCAACTCTTCCAACTCTTCACGGCTGGGCTTCCATAGATCATGCCTTCGAGCTTCTAAAGCCTCTACACGTTCCCTGCCGATTTTCGCTACAAGCCTAGGTCTATACTCGGTTAAATTGCCACGCTTGAATAAATTGTCTCCGTTTGACTGGCCGTGGACATTATCTTCATCAAAGCGTACCGCTGAATAAGTTGAAGGGATAAAGTGCCCAGCGTGCATTTGAGAAACTGGAAGGACTTTCCCACTAGAGATACATGTGAAATATCCGTCCTGAGAGTCTCTAGCACGAATGTAAGCATTGAAGACCTTAGTTAGGTCTTTTTTAAGCTGCGCTATTGTCTTCGGGCGTTTCTTGTAGATTATTTTAGTCTTCATCTTTTGGCATGTAGTGAAAGGGTAAACTTAGATTGAAAGTGCCTAAATTATACTTCTCTTTAAGATATTTCTGTATCTCTTCGCAAGAAGGCCCTGCAAATATTTTGCGCCCACACCACCATTGATGCTTTGGCAAAATACACCTACAGTTCTCGCATTTGGGCTTAGTAACCATATTCTTCAGGGTTAAAATCTCTTAGCATCCTTTCCTCTATTGATGGGAAGGGAACGTGGATTCCAGGGATAGCTAGAGTTCTATTCATGTGCTCCCAAACGTCTTGGAGTTCCTTAGTCGTCAGGTCAGCGGTGGAAGTTCTTCCGTAAAGCTTCTCTCCGATAAGCCTAAACCAATCTTTGACAAGCTTAGGTGTCCACGCTAATTCTACTCCTAGGGACATCATGTATTCAACACTTAGCCCTTTTTCTATAAGCTGGTCGGAAACCATACCAAGGCCCTTGTGCAAGGCTTTGTTCTGGAGCCCTGTCCTTTGCTTTTCGGCTTCCTGGTGTTTTGTGCTCATAGCAGTATAGGATATAATTGCTGTTTCTAATTAGATTTGGACAAACTAGACATTGTTTCATGTTTTAGTCTTTTACATGTCGGCGAACAGAACTTTCTTTGCTCCCAACTCCTAGCTCCTTCTCTGAGTGGCTTTTCGATTGTTTCACCACATTGTGCGCATGGTTTCGTTAGTCGTGGCGCTTTAGGCTTGTTCCACACTAGTTTGGATTTCTTAGGCTGCCTTTCTCCAGAGAAAACAGTTATCGGCTTATCGTCATAATAAGTCTCCATTTCTGGATGCTTTTCTAGATACTTTTTCTTTTGTTCTTGGTAAAAGCTTTTAGTTTTCTGTGTGTGACTCATGATTGAAGGGCTACGAATAACATAGCGAACCAAGCACTAACAGCGATGAATCCACAAACACAGATTACAGCAAACTTGATTCTTTCTCTTCGTTCACGGTCATCTTGGTAGTCAATGATACAGTCGAGTACAGACTCAAAGTCCTCAAGTTGTTCCTTTGCGTCGTATGACGTTTGAGTGCTCTTTCTTGCCGCCTCTTTGTAAAGCTTAGCACCTTCCTCTTCAGCATCATGCTTAGTCAACTCATTAGCGTCAATTCCCAATACTTTAGCCATCTTTAGAATGGTTTCAATCTGAGGGTAATCCTCACCTCGTCTTAGCTTGAAGAACTGACTTTTTGAGATATTTAAACGTGGGTCTTTGTTATTGTAGAAGTCCCGTGGGGTCTTCTCTTTGATTCTCATGTAACGGACTAGGTTGGTGTGGAACATAGGGTTTAGTTAAGTTCTAAAGGATTCCGCCATAGCCAGAGCCATAGCCAGAGCCATAGCCATAGCCAGAGCCATCGCCATCGCCAGAGCCAGAGCCATAGCCAGAGCCAGAGCCAGAGCCATCGCCAGAGCCAGAGCCATAGCCAGAGCCAGAGCCATAGCCAGAGTTAATTATGCTTGCCATATAGTATAGTTAGATAGTAGGAGTCGCTGGTGAGTGGCCTTGTCATATCTTGAATTGTCACATGTCTTGCAGTATCTTCGCCCTTGATATAAACGAACGCATATTTTTATGCTGACCAAATGGCCACAGAGTTAATGGATTCTTGAGCCTCCTTAGTCGCTGGGATTACTTCAACAACTTGGTCAATTTCTACTTCTGCCACCTCAACTGGGAACTTGCATGTAGAGGGTTTGGAAGTACCGTTAATGGCTAGTTGAGACAATGAAGCTGCGCCATCCCAATACCAGATTCGTCGCGCTTTGAGCATAACTACATTCCCTTCTTTCTTGCTTTTCACATATCCAGCCCAAGCTCCTGAGCCTACGGAACGGACTATGCAATATTTTAAGTCTTTGAAGGATTCGGCCTTCTCTTTGGCTTTAGACTCTGGAACGTATGTGACTCCATCTATTACAATGGAATCGGGAGTAACTTTTGACATAAATAAAGTGTTTAAAAGGTTAATTGATTAATCATTTCTTCCATTAGAGTTTGGCCTTGATTGCCTTGATTTTCGCCTCTGCAATCTTGAAGCCCTCGAGGAGTTTAGCCTGTTTCTCCGTGTCTGGTAAAATATCAAACACAAGCAAGCTCTTCTCAAAATTAGGGTTATAGGCTAGATATCTCCATAACTTCCGACCAGTAATTAGGAGATTCATTTGGATTTGCCATAAGTATTTACTCTCGATCTCATCAGCTCCATTCAAGATCATTTTGAAGTGAACCACATCATTGTGACATTTGACTTCAATACCTGCATCTTCGCCTTCCAGTCCATCAGGGGAGCACCCGATCAAGTCGCTATGTTCCACGAACCCTACTTGCTCAATCACCACGTTATTCTCTAACTCATAAATTGCTCTAGCAGATGGCTCAAGCTCCGTGCCCCTATCCATGTCTTTGTTTTTATAGAACTCAACTTCTCCGCTGGAATACTCGCCGGCTAGAACTTCCATGATGTAAGTATCAAGCCCTTTGCCACAGTTGCCAATTTCTTGAGCGTGTGAGGCTGTGAGCTTGCCTTTGCGGATAGCGTGCCACTCAGGTGTGCCTTGGATTATGTCCTTATGGATTTTCATTTTGTGGGTGCGTTAGCGAGTAAAGTATTACGTTTTGCAGCTATGTATACGTCAAAGTCCTTCCCACGGCCTCTATTCTTCGCATAATACGCCCTTAGAGCCTCGATGTTGTCGATTTCGTCTATTTCCCCCTTCCATTTTAAATCAAGCGTCAGAGGGTTGTTTAAATCGTTATTTTCATTATCCATTTCCTCAATGCCCGAATAAATGTCGTCAAAGTGGACTTTGCAGGCTTTCTTTATGACTGTTTTAAGTGCCATCTCCTTAAACCATTGCTTCCATAGAAAATCATCCCTAGAAACTGCACGGTGCTTTGCTATGTCTTCCTTACTTAGAAGCGTCAGAAACTCACCACGTTTATTCTTGATTACACAATATCCACCGATCACGCCTTTTTCGTCCTGTGCGAATGGGTTCCGGATAACGTGCTCATACTTTACTTCGCCGCTGTCCTTATTGACCATAAACTCATCACCGTCGTACACAAGGCTGACGTCTACTTGGCTTTCAGGATATGCGATGAGCATCTTGTTTTTGTATGCAATGTAATCATAGCTGATACCTGTGCTTTGGAGGGTAATATGCTTGCCATCGAAAACCAGTCCTTCTTTCGCAACACGATTGAAAAGATCGGCAAGTTGTTGTGGCGTTTTGTAGTCCATCCAAGGATTGCGCCTTGTGCCGTCTTTCTTTTTGGCGTTTTGCTGATCGAT